TTTTTTAATCTCTTGGTCATGTTTAAACCTTCTATCTACCTCTTTTTCAGATAGACCAGATGCTTTAGCAGCTATCTGATTTCTTTTGGCGGTAAGTTTTTCAATCTTTTTCTCATGTATTTTTGCAAGACCAGCATTTTTATTAAGCTTTTCTAATGCTTCTATTACTCCTGCAAGACTGTTTTTATCTTTTGCTTTTTTTGCCATTATTTTTTACTCGTTCCTGCATATAGTCCAAACCAAGCTGCGCCAGCACCAACCACAATACTGACTAAACCAGATTGTTCCATTGTTGGATTACCTAATTCCATATACCAAATGACTACTTTGTATAGTAGATAAATGTATGTTGTAATGAATACTCTAGGGAAGATACGCCATGCATCTACAGCCCTTGCCATGTCTATCCATGATTGATATTTGTTTTTACTAGAATCAACAACATTTGTATCTACTTCTAGTTCTATATTTACTTTTTTTGTTTCAGTCATTTTTTCTGGTACCTCGTAATAACTTAACTTAGGATTTTTATCCGTCATAGTTTATTCCTTTGTCTTTCTTTTTCTAATCTTTCATTTTCTTCTTTTATCCATTTTGCCAACATAGCCACATATATTTCCCTTTCCCATGGTAACATATTTTCAACCTCTGTTAAAGAGTATTTATGATGTTGCATTAATGCAAAAGTAGTTTGAAAGTAATTATTTAGGCTCTCATGGGCGAGCCCTATTCTAAAAAACTTCTTAATCCCTCTATAGGCACTTGACTTTTTACCTTAGTTTTGGGATTTTCTACCTCAACAACATGTCTTAACTTAGGCATAGTGTTAAAGAAATGCATAAGTTTTTCAAACTGTTCTGTGTTTAAACTATCAACAAAATCTGATATCTCTTTTTTAGTCATATCAGCTTTATTATATACTTTATCTCCCCAAGTTACCTCTCTTATACAAGAATTTATAACACCAAATGCCATTTCATTCATATTCATTTGATTAAATTCTACATAAGAAGATAGTAAAGGATAATCAAAAGATACTTTAATATCATCTGTTATATTTACTTCACTTGTGTGGTCATCAAATACAGACACTTTAATGTCTTCTATCTGTATAGTTTTTTCTACTTTTGTTTTATCATCATCTGGGCATGTAATATTTAATGTTACACTTTCACCAACTGATTTACTTCTTATTTGTAAAAATATATACTCAGCATCAAATAAAGGACATGCATCTGGGTCTACCTTTCCAAAAGTACAGTCTTTAATTAATTGTTTCATAGCATCAAGAACTTCTGTATCTTTATCAGATTCTTGTGCCATCAACATTCTTTTTTGTTCTTTTACCAAGAACGGTCTAAACTTTATTTCTTCATCTGTTGAAGGCATTTTTAAAGTATAGACAGGGGTTTCAAGTTTAGGTAATGCCATAATTTTTCACTCCATTATGTTATAATCTACTTAATACTTTAGGTATTCTACTCAATAATTTTCTTTCCACTTGGTCACCAATTACATTTTGTAGTCTATCTAGTAAAGGTTTAGGTAATTCTGCTTCATCTGTTAAGTTTCTCCAATATCTATATTTAAATCCGACACCAACCTCTAAAACATTGGATGCTGGATTTGAATCTAATTGTTGTTCAGATATTGTTTCTGGGAAAGCCTCAACTAACTCCACACCATACCTTCTATTGTTTTGTTGGTCTAATGTATAAATTTTTACATTTCCAACATAGTCATCATAATAACCCATAGCAAATGTCTGTGGATTAAATGCAATTCTTTGCCATGTCTCAAAAAACTTTTTCTCTCTCAAATCGTTATGGCAATAAAAAGTTGCAGTTACATCTCCAAAAGTATATCCTTGTACTAAGTTTCTAGCTGGACCATATATTGTCTCATCTGCAACTGTTGTTAGACCGCGAGATGGCATGGCTATTGACCTACATTGATATGCAACATCTCTAGTAATTCCACCACCTATATCTTCAAATAATATTTTTGAAAATAAGTTTTGTGATGCACCTGGGCCACCAACTCCTCTATCACCAGTGGGTGCACCAAATCTAACTTCATACCTTGATGGGAACGCCATCCCATCATCATCTCTCAATGGTGCTAAAAATTCATTTAATACTGAAGCAGAACCTGCCTCTATTAAACTTCCGAAATCTAATGCCATTATATCATACCTCTTGATTTAGCATAGATGAAGTTTTCACCCTTTTTCTTAAACCTTTGTACAGGTAAAAGTGCTGCCACTACAAATTCATCTGCTTTTATTTTTCTAAATCTAGACCTGACATTTGAATTTAAATATCGTTTTAAACAGGGTTTAATCTCTTTAACTCTTTTTAATCTTCTATAATCTGCATTTATAAATGTAGTATCATCTAGTTTTTTATTAGTTGCGAAATTCATAACTCTATCTAATAGTCTAATCCTAATTGGCATAGATAAGTAATGAAAATTTATTCCTAAGAATCCATTACTATAAGTTTCTATTGGTAATATCAATGGAAATCTATCGTAGTATGGTAGTTTCTTTTTCATCTTTGGGTCATAAAAAAACATATTTAATAGACCATCAAATGGTGTTGAACTAACATCACCATCACGAAGTAATTGGCTAGGGGTGGGGTCTCCAAGTTCCTTTATTTTATTACGAAACCAAGCTGTAGACATGTTTCTACCACCTGCAGCCTTCATAACTTCTTGTATGTAATTACTTACCGCCATGTGTTTATTTATAAGGAATCTAAGAGATTATGTGAAAAAAAGGTGTCCCCGAAAGGACACCTCTCAGTAGATTAGTTATCTGCTAGTTTTTCAAAATATGCCAATGTGTCATCTTCTTCAACTACAGGTGTTGATACCTTTGTAGTTTCAGGTTTTGTATCAACCTTTGGGGCTGCTACAGGTTCATCATCTATTTTATCAGCAACATTTCCAACTTTTACAGTACCAGAAAGGACTGCATCTAGTCTAGTTTTTAACTCATCATAAGATTTGAAGTTTGTTGGTGCAGTAAACTCTGCAAGAGAGTGTTGTGACTGCCAAACTTTATCTGCTTCTGAATCATCCTCAAAAAGTTTAGATGTATCTTCAAACTCTGATTTATCATAGTTCCAAAAACCATCTACTTTACGAATCTTTAGTTTGAAGTTTGCACCTTCCCAAAAATCAAATGGGTTGATTGCTTTTTCATCCTCAAACTCTGGTGACATTGCTGCAGTAATCTTATCAAATATTTTTTTACCATATCTGAACAGAAACACTTTACCTTCATTCTCTGGGTGTTTAGTATCACTAACAACATAGATGTTTGAAAAGTATTGTAGTTTTCTTTTTTGTTTACGAGCAACCTCTTTATCAGATTCAAGACCTGTATTCCACAATTTAGTATTGTGTTCAGATACAGGGTCTTTTTGATTAAGTGTTGTAAGAGAGTTTTCTATGTACCATTGACCTGTTGGGCCTTGAAATGCATGGCTCCAAACTTTTGCCCATGGTAAGTCTTCTCCTTTTACTGCAGGTAGAAAACGAATGACTGCATAACCATTGCCAGACTTATCTAACTCTGGTTTCCACAATCTATCATCTACATAGGATTTTTTCTCTTGTGTGTCGGATTCACCTTTTGCTGCGTCTAACAGTTTATTAAGTGAATTACTTGATTTTAGACTATCTAATGTCATATTATATCTCCGTATGTTATCGTATGTTTATTTTTATGTATTTTGCAATACATAGTTATTTATAATACTAGGTACTACAAATTTTGTCAAGGGCTTCATATGAAATACTTTGCACATTATTACATACCAAAGGACTTGCCTCAGAATCCACAACCCAATGAAATTGTGTATCTGGGAAGTCTTTAAATGTTTGTATTAACTGTGTTACCCAATTATCAGTATTGAATCCTTTAGATTCTTCTGATAGATAATTATCTGTTCCTTTATAGATGTTATTGATAGGTTCATCATGTTCACTTAGGTCAAATCCTAACATGTAGACATTTTCATCACCACCTTGACACGCTAAATACATAGCAGTTGCACCTGCACACCACTCTCTAGGATATTCTATGTATCTAACTCTATCATGGTCTTCTAACCAAGTGATGTAAAGTCCTGCATCCTTATAACATTTTCTTTTCACATCTTCTTTATCTAAATGTGGAAACTGACTAATTATCTCTTGATAATTATTTTCTGCAGTTTCTAAATCCTTTCCTTGAACCACACAATTTGTCCTATCATACCAACCATATCCACTTCCTTGATTTCTTTTTGGTGTTTCAAAAATATATTCTGGTGGATAGTTTGCCTTCATAAACTCTGGGTCAAACCCTTCTAATGTTGCCCAATCGGCAAAGTGACAATCATGAGTATACGCATAACCAGATTTATATATTTCTTGTTGCATTGCATAATCTATTGCAACTAGATTATCAACTTTACAATCTCTATATGCTGCATTACATCCCCATGTAGTAAATCCTGTATATGATTTGGTTGTATCCCAAACCTTTCTAGATTCACCATTTCCATAAACTAAAACACTCATGATACTCTTTTAATGTTTGTAACTTTACAATCATCAAATCTATTTTTTATATCTTCTTTTGCTAGTTTATCTGACAACCATCTTGATGCATAAACAAATGTTTTTTTACCATCAATAGAAATGTCATACCTAACATATTCTGACTTTTCTTTTACCATAATTTTGCCTCTATATAACTTTCATAAATTATTAAATACCAATCTAAAGTTAGATAGTGTATTATTCCTGCCAATAGAACTAATGAACCTATTGTGTTCACCACTATTAACGCCCAATCTCGCCAGATGATTCCAACGATTAACCATCCAAAAACACCCGTAAACTGTAAATACATATTATACGGATACATGTTCATAGATGTAGATGCTGCACCAAATATTAGTATGACACTAGCAATCCATTTTATGTACCAATCTATTCCGTTTGGTCTATCCATTTTTCTAAATCTTCCATTGTTACAAATTCTAAATTACTTATACCTTTAAATTTATTCTTTTCTTCTTGTGGTGATACCCAATAAAAATTTACATTCTTAAATTTTCTCATGACAGTTTTCATTTGATTTTGCCATATTGTAGAATCAAATCCTTTATTGTAATCAGGTAACAAATGCACATTACTTAATGGTTTACCTGTTGTTGCTAAATCAAATCCTAACAAGTAAATATTTTCTGCTCCTTGTTCACAAGCAAAATACATTGATGTACTACCAGCACTATTTCCCTCAAACTCATCTATGTCTATTATATCCTCTTTTCCTGTTATCCATGAAATGTATAAACCTGTATTTCTCATACACTTGTGTTTGAGTGCCTCTATCTCACCCTCATCTTTTGGTTTATCCATGTTGTAAAACTTTTGTAGAGCAGTAAATGGATTCTTACCTCTTACCACACAACATGTTTTTCCTACTTTGCTATTTTCAAAAATCTGGTCTTTGTCAAAACCTAGTTTTAATAACTCTATGTATCTACTACCCCAAGCAGGTTTATCAATAAATCGTTTTGGTAATTCATGCCAGTCTGAAAACCATAATGTAGAATCTGTATAATTGTCTTGAATTATTTCATGTTGTCTTATGTAATCCACTGCCACTAAATTATCTACCTCTATATTTTCACGATATATTCTATTACAACCCCATGTAACTATGTTCTCAAATTTTCTTGGTTTAAAATCTAATCTAGAT